CCATCATCCGCGCACTGCTGGCCGACCTAGAGTCCACTCTCAAGACCGCCTCCACGCTGATTGACTCCGCGTCCGAGACGGTGCAGGCCACCGGGCAAACCACTGCCGCAAACATCCAGCGACAGCTTGCCCTTGGTAGCACCACCAACCAACAACTTGCGCGTCTCGGCATCGTGTGGAACTCCCCCGACCCGGAAGCTGTCGCCCGCCTCGTGACCTACGCCCAGTCTGACGCATGGCGCGCCGCATTGTCCGCCTACCCGTCCGACATCATCGACACCATCGCCAACCAAGCCATCCGCGGCATAGCTTACGGCTGGTCACCGCTACGCATCGCGGCAGAGATTCGCGCTAAAGCGCAGGCCGTCCCCGCGCATCTGGCGCAGCTACAATCCTACCGAGATGCCACCGCTATCACGCAAAACGCGAACCGCGACATCGCGCAACAAGTCGTCCGTATAGCCTCGCTCGATAACCGCACCTGCCTATCGTGCATCGCCATGCATGGCGACATCGTGTGGGACAGCGAACGTGACGCCGGTACCGCTATCCCCCGCATCGATGACCACCACAACGGGCGCTGCACCAGCGTGATGATTGTCAAAGGTTTTGAGCGCAAGCTAACCACAGGCGAGCAATGGTTTGCCAACCTCACGCCCGAACAACGCGCCAAACTAGAATCGCTCAAGCACAGCCCCGGCAAGCTCGACGCGCTCATCACTGGCCGCGCCAAACTGCGCGATTTTGTCCACAGCTATAAAGACTCGGTGTTCGGTCAAATGGTGCGCGAAGGCTCACTCACCGCCGCCCTTACTCGAAACCCGGCAGCGTCCCCGCCAGCGCCCCCAGCGCCACTTCCGAGTCACGCGCCTTCTCATCCATCAATCGCGTGATGTCATCCTCACTGTAGTCCGCCAACGTGCTGGCCGACAAGACCCGCAACGCCTCTCGTTCATACCCCCACTCGTGCAACAGTTTTGCCATCTCACGCACATCCGCATCATTGCGAATCTCCGCGCTTTTCCACTTGGCGTTAAACCCAGTCACCAACGGCGGCAGCGTCACCCCAAACAACTCTTGCTGCACCCGCGCCAGCGCGAACACATCCTCCCACGCATTGCCAATTTGCACCTGCGCCCGCCGCGCTTTTCCCTGCAACCGAATGTCCCGTTGCTTCAAAGCCTCTCCGCTCGACGACGCGCCGCCCATTTGCGAAGGCACGGGCGTACTGCTTACCGTGGCAATTTGCTCAATCAAAAATTCCGCTTGCCCAATCAGTTGAGACAAATCCCCCGCGCTGATGCGCTCCAGCTTGTACGTCCCCATCAGCGCCGCATACGCCGCCGCTTCGTCTCGGCTATCCGTCACGACCGGCCCGCCGTCTGCCCCGTTGATGCTGGCGTGGATCACCATGCCGGGCGTGATTCCGCTTGGCGGCTCAAACCCCACCGCGAACAATAGAGAAAACGCCGTCAGCTCCGCGCTCATGACCATCGACGCGAGCGTGCGGTTGAGCGAGTCTTGCAGCGGGATAACATTCACCAGCTCACTACGCCCACCCCCGCGATTTTTGAACGCCACCAGCGGCACACCCGGCGCCACACCGTCTCGCCTCGTGTCCTCACTCACCACCAGCCGCAATGAACCATCGGCGTAGGTGTACTTGTCGGTTTTGTCGGGATAGTAGATATTGACCCGCGTCACGTCCGCCTCCCGCCACACCTTCACTGCCGATAATAAATATTCTCCAGTGCTATCCCACACCGGAAGAATACCCGTCACCCCGTCCCACGCCCGCTCGACCGCCAACAGCGCGCCCAATCCGTCCACATACTGCACCATCACGTAAGCCACGCCGTCCCGCAACACCGCTTCATGCAGTGCGATTTGAGTCGCGTCCATGCGGTTGACCGTCAGAATATTCTCTAGCCACGCCGCCGCCGCAGCATCGTCTGTCGCGCCCATCGGCTTGACGGTATCCAACACCAGCCTATCCGCCAGCGCATCGACCACCATCTCACAATAGTTGTCGTTGTAGCGGTCTAAGCGCGCGTCCCCAATCTGCATCATCTTTTTCATTTCAGCCGTCAGCTTTAGCCGATGCTCCCCGGCGTAGTATTGCCGATACAGCGCGACCAGCTCACCCGCTGCCGCCTGCTCCGCCCCCCACGTTGACCCCACCAGCCCAGCGGCTAGTAAAATGTCTTGCAGTCTATCCAGCATAACGTTTAGCTCCCGTCCCCGCCTTGGCGGATGTTTTTGTCTTGCGTACCACCTGCACCGCAAAGTAACGGTAAGCGTCAATTAAGTGATACGTCGATTTGTCCTTGATTTCGTTCGTGACCTCACCAGCTTTAATCACCCGCGAATACCCCAAGACTTCGCCGATGAAGTCCACCAAATCACGCATCACAAACACTCTGTGTTCCCGCAGCAGCTGCACGCCTCGGTCGATGCCTTCCCACACGTCGCTGATGTCTGGCGCTTTTACCCCCTCCGCGCCAGCCGCTTTGTAATCCTCTCGCCAATATCCCTCTGATTTTGACCCAATCGCCCACCAGATAACGCGCTCACGCCCCGCTTTCGCCCGCGCTACGTCATACGCAGCGTGTTCTTTACTAGTGCGCCGTTCCCCGCCTTTTTCCGCACGATAAATATAATATTCGTCGTGCTGTACATCGTGCGCCACCCACAGCTTGCCGGGGTTCACCACACCCGGGTCAATCGCCACCATGCGCGGCCATTCCTCAGGGATAACGAATCGCTCCACCAAGTGGCCGCCTTCGGCCTTCAGCTTCTCAATAAAATCCTCATAGATGCCGGCGGGCGGTCTGCCAAATTCTGCGTCGTAGTCCATCCTGAACTGATGCGCCTGCATCGTTCGCCGCAGGCTTTCGTATTCACCCTGCGGGAAAAACGGCGACAACAACGAGCTAAACTGAATCACGTCAATCTCACTATCACCCAGCCGCCACGGGTCATAAATCTGTAGTTTAAGCCACCCCAAGTCGTAGGGCGTCGTTGTCCCCAACGCCGGCCCTTGTGCCAGGCTCAACCGACCGCGCACGTCCTTCCACACGCCCGACGTATATAACCCTGGCTCATCCAACCACGCCGCCAACGCGCTGGACGATTGCAACCCTTCCTCACTATCGGCGCTACGCAGGATGATGCGCGCCCACATCTTCTCGTGTTCATGCCCAAACGCCGCGCCGAATTTGTCCGTGTCAGGGTCGCGCAGTTCAAGAATGCGGTCGCCGCTCCAGTACCGAGCAATTTCTAGATCGTGTACAAAAAACTGTTTCAGCGCCGGCAAAAGTTTCAACTTGAACAAATCATAGGTCGCGCTGATAGCCAAATAGTCCCCAGCCCCCAGTTGCTGAATCGTCCGCAACAACCACAGCGGCCCAAAAATCGTCTTACCCGATTGCTTGCCGGCTATCATAAAGACAAAACGCGCCGGGCTATCCCATGCGCGCATCTGCCCCTCATGCAGGTTGACCGTCACTCGCCCCGCGTTTTTGTCAAACTCATAAAGCGGCAGCGTTCCATCATTCAGGCGTGGGATGATCTCCCAATCTACCCACCGTTTGCGCTCCGGCGGAGGCCCGCCGAATAACCCCGCAAACAGCCCCAACGCAAAATCACGCTCGTTCACCGCACATCACTTCCGATAACCGTCATTCTGTCAATCCTTTTTGCACCGCCGCCGCACGCACCATCGCCTCAAACTGTTTGCTGACGGCGCTCATGTCCAAGCCCATCCGCTGTAAAAGTTGCATCGTCTCCGGCGACAAATCGAGCACGGGAGCACCGTCCACCCCCGTAACCTCACTCCGCTCGGTGAAGCCCTCATCTTTGCCCAGCGTCTTGAGCACAAACATATACGCCCGCTGATGCCCCTCGCTCGTGGGCGTCTGCACATCCGTTGCCAGCGCGCTCACCGCCATCCCCACCAGCCCGCTACGCGCCGCGTCTAGTTTCTCTGCCAGATCCGGCCACCGGTTAAGCGCGTTATCCACCGTCGCCCTGCTGCACCCCACAGCCGCCGCGACCGCCGCTTTCACCCCGTGACTCGTGGCGATAGCCGCTTCAAACGCATTCTTGCTAAACTGGGCACGCTCATCCACAGCTGCCCCCCGCGCCGCTTCAAACGCCGCTTTCAGTTCAGGGTATCGTCGCAAGTATCCATACACCGCCCCCCGTGAGCATCCCAGTTCCGCCGCGATTTTTGAGGGACTAGCCCCCACCCGCTCAATAACACGCCGCACGTGCAGCACGTCAAAACGTTTTGTGTTCACCATTATATCACCGCCAACTATCTAAACTCACCCAAAACCCGCCCATTAATGCCCCGTTTTCCTCGTGAGTTTTATTTACTACACGAAACTAAACGCGACGCGCGTTCTGTACCAACCGGCCACATGCCGCGGTTAATGTGCCATGCCAGCGCCTCAATCCGCGTCGGCAACCGATACCCCTGACGCGCCCCCGCGCCACCCACCCGCACCAACAACCCCGCGTTCGCCATCGCCAACATATCCCGCCGTAGGCTGCCCTCCGCGCGTGAGTAGGGGAGCCGTGACTGCACATCACGCGGTAGCACCCCACGCCGCAAATCCCGTTCTGCCGTACCCACCGCTTTACTGATTTCCGCGTAGACCATCCCCATATACTCGCTGTACATAACTCAAAACCCCAACCTCTTACAATCTGTCATTCTTTCAAATTATACCATAAAAACAGAACACCCGTGCAGGTATCCCACACGGGTGTCTCAAGGTTCGGTTATGGTTTAAGCGTTACGCGCGGTGCTTCTTCTTATCATCACTCACGGAATGATTCCGCGCTCACACCTAGTTTTTTCAGCGTGCTGATAGCATGGCCGCGTTTGTAGTGTTCGCCCTCCACATAGCCCATGCCCTCCAAAATCTGCACGGCCACAACTGACCGTTCCCGATACCGCTTTGAGGCCGCCGCCCGCTTCTGCCGCTGTTTTAATGCCTCATACGCGCGGTCCAGCTTGCGCAGTTCTTTCTCAAATTTCGGCGCCATTCGTCCGCCCGTATCATAATCTCCGCCATCACGCACCATCCTCCACGCGCACCGTCACCACGTCTTCACTGTCAAACCACACGTCACCCCCGTGCTTGAAATACACACAGATTTTCGTGACTCGGCTCGACGCCGCGCTAAACGTCCCCGTCACCTGCTGGAACTTTCCGTTGACCTTCACCAGCACCATCAAATCATCATTCACCATCTGGATGATGTCCCGTGCCTTCACTTGTTTGTCGGCCATCTTCTTTCACCTTTAGCTCAAACCAATAATTAGGCAATACCCCACGCTCAAATAGTTCTGGTGAGCGTTTGTAAAACTTGTCTAGCAAATCCTCATCATCCGCACCTTGCCAAATGCCTCGCAGTCGCCACAACGTCTCTACCGCCAGCTCATCCTCACACCGCTGGCAGTACGTCTCGTAATCGACCAACCCGCCCAACGACGTGTACACCCGTCCGTGCGGCATCCCACATCGCGGGCAAACCGGCATCTCCAGTTGGCGCGCCACATACGGCGACACCCACGCTTTAGACACCTTCACCCCGCACACCGCAGGCCACAGCACCGCATACCGCCGCCGCACAAAATCTTCCGCATATACAACCGCCACACGCGCCGCGCTCTCCGCCTTACGCATCCCCACCACAAAAGCCTCAATCGGCATCGGGTGTGCCAACGAGCACTCACGGCACACCCCCCACCGCTTACGCGGGGAATACTGGCCCAGTAGCGGCTTGTGTTCATGGCACACCGCGCACGTCGGCCACAAATATTCCTCAAACCCCACAAGCGGCAGCTGCATCATAGCTAGTCGTCCAGAATTTCGTTAATCTGCGCCACCTCGTCGACCAGCCCGCGCATCCCCTCCGGCAACGACTCCCGCACAATCCTCAGCAATCGCCCCCGCACCGAGCGCAACACCAGCCGCGCTTTGTCATCTTGCGTCAGCACCGGTTCACTGGGCGTCTGGCGCACCGGCGCACTACTCACCACACGACCGTTCCCGTTTTGCGATGCGTTCACTTCCGATAATTCCGCTTCTTCACTGTGATTCGTCAGCGTGGACGGGTATTCCTCCATCAGCGCATACGCTTTTTCCGTCAGCCCGTGCGTGTCCAAATATCCCGCATTCCGCAACGACCGCTCCCGTGCAGGACTCACGCCGTCCAGCCCATCCGCTTCTACCATCCGCAGCGCGTTTGCCGTGCTTTCCATCCGCTTTTTCATCTTGCGTGTCGCGCCGGGTTCTTCCGCCGGATGTTTCGCCATCAGCGCGCGCCCTTCATCTGTAATGCGATTCTGCGCCAACAAATACCCGCCCTCCATCAGCGCTTTACGATGATACCAGCTGATGCTAGTCGCACCCCCGCGCGCAGCCTTCTGCAGCATCCGCGCCAAGCGCTTTTCTTTTTGTTCTGCGTTCATCGTCTTTCTTTCACCTTTTTTTTTAGTCTCAAAGATAAACTTGATTTGATACCCACGCCACTTCATGTACTGCGCCACCTGCATAGCGGTGCGCTCAGATCGATACGCAAATTCACGTGTCCCCCGCGCATCCTTCTGGATATACACCCCGCGCACCGTGTCAATCGTCAGCGTCCCTTTAACCGTCTTGGTGCTGACCATCGTTCGCGCCCTCCATCAACCCCACCAGCAAATCATCCCGCTCCAACACCCGCGCCAGCCACGCCTTAAACCGTATCCGCGCTGGGGGATTTGGGTGCTTCAAACACCCCAGGTAGTATTCGTTAACGTCTTTCCCTTGCGGCACATCGACCGGCTTGATGCGCGGCGACAACGTTTGTAGTTTCGCCAGCGCTTTAGCCCCCGCGCTATCTGCATCCATCCGGGCCACGATTTGCGGAGCTGTCACCAGCTTAGGTAGCCAGCGCTTATCCAATCTCGCGTTACTGGCCGACGCGATCGCCACAGGGTTGATGATGTCGCCCACAACCTGCCACAGCACCAGCGCGTCGAACTCACCCTCAAGGATCATAATCGGCATCCGCTCCACGATGTGGTCAGCCCAATACAGCGCAGCCCGCCCGCCAACAATCGACATGTACTTGATTTCCCCCTGAGTGCGGATTCTCACCCCCCACAATTCCCCGTCGGCGTAGTGCGGGATTGTCACCCCCACCGCCACCCTCACCGGTTTTCCGCTCTCTTTCAGCCACTCCGGATACACCACCCGCCCATATATCAAATCACTTTCTTCCGCCGGCGGGACATACCCCAGTCCCGCCGCGCGTATCGTCGCATCCGTCAGCCCACGCCGCCGCAGGTAATCCAGTGCCGCCATGCCACGCGACGCGCTCGACCAAAGGTACTTTTGCGCGCGCTCCACCACCCTTTGGGCGTAGTCCTGCCACGTCCCGTCTGGCGCGCTCACCTCCGCTTTCCAGCCCGTGCGCGGCTCAGCCGGGGCTTCCGCCAAGCGATTCGTTTTCCACGTGTGTGGCGCGTCTTTAGGCGTTTCCACGCCCCCCAACGCCGCCACCGCGTCCTTAAACGCCATCCCGTGATACTTGTCCATCCACGTCAGAATGTCCCCTGATTGATTGCACGCCCCATGGCACGTCCAGTGGTCATCATAGACCACCAGAGAATATCCTTTTTTTTCGTGGTGCAGCGGGCAGCGATACGTATCGTATGTCGCCCCGCGATAGTGCGGTTTACCTAAATCTCGGCCAATCACATCGCGCAGATTGTGACGACCCTTCAGCTCATCAACGTCAATCACCTTGTCACTCTCCAGTTAAGTGAGTTCTGTCATCAAATTGACACAAGTCAAAAGCCAAAACCTTGTCTTGTGTCAGAGAGACTTATCAGTATTGCAAGCGGTACAGGTTAGTGGGGCGTCCCGTCGCTGGCGTGTGCACCACCACCTCAATTTCACCGCTATCGGCCAACACTTCCAAGGCGCTCCGCACTTCGTTCGTATTGCGCCCAGTTCGACGCACCAAATCGCGCACCGTGATTCCCGCCGGCGTATGCCGGAGAATGGTAATCAAATCGCGGTGGGTGCGGCTGTCGGTGCTTTGGCTAATCACTGGCATCATGCGGTGTAATCCGGCTCGCGCTTCCTCAGCCAGCTGTTGACCAATCGCCCAGTGGCCCAGCTGGATTGTCGGCAATCCCTTACGCCCGTCCATCGACCAATCGAGCGTGGCCAGTGCCAACGCCATCTTGAGCGCTTGAACGTGCATACGCCGGTAGTTGCCATGCAATCTTTCGTCTAAATCATCTCCCACCATGTCGTAATACACGGCTTTGGTGTAGCTCATATAAGCCGTGCGCGCCTCTGCCGTCGCCGCTGCCAACACCGGCTTGAAAGGTTTCGCATCACCATCCAGCGCATTGTTTACGGCGATTTTGGGTAGCCCCTCGTGCAATTGGCGTAGTGGTGCTACTATTGAGCCATCCGGCGCGCTGGTGAGTGAGTTCGTCGAATACGGCTGTGGGCGGTCGCGGAATCCGATTAGATAGCGTGCCATAGCTCCGTTCTCCCATTGTTCGTGAGAAACAGCCCGCGCCAGCGCCGCCGGTGTCGTAGCACCCAGTATCGAAATCCCCGGATACTTGATAATCGCCAACCCCCCGCTACGGGTGTAATGCTGCTCCATATCCCGCGCGTCGTACAACCGCATCAGCAGTTCGATAAACCCTTGCATGTAGTCCTTGCGCCCGCTCCCTAGCAGGCTGCTGTATTCGTCGAGCAGGATTCCGCGTTGCCCAGCGAATTGTCGCCCCGCCTCAACCAACATTTGATCCGTGCGGGTGAGCTTGTCGTAGTTGGTCGGCAGCTGACCGCTCAGCATCTCAATCATGCCCTCCGGGGAAGTCTGGCCCGGTATCAGCATGTGCGGCATCGCCGCGCTGATAATCGCGTATAGCGCATTGAGTCCTGTGCTTTTGGCGTACTTGCTCGTCTCCGCCACAATGAGCAGGTATAGCAACGGATAAATGCGGTCATGGAAATCCACGCAAACTCGGCGCGCCACGGCCAGCGATACCAGCCACACCGCGCCCAGTTTGAGAAAAATCGGCGGGGTCATCGGGCTACGACGCTCCAACCAATCCACCGTGCTATGCCACCACGGCGCGACCGCCTCCGCCGATTTAATCGCTTTGTCGCGCAAGACCGCATCGCTCGGCAGCGGCGGCACATACGCGCCATCTTCAGGCCGCACCATCAGTGTTTTTCGCACCGGCGGTTTGTTCGGGTCGGCCTTAAAAATCACGTCCAACTCGTCCGCAAATAGTCTCCGTGCCAGCGTCAAATCATCTCGGTTTGAGCTGTCCATCTTGGCCAATATCGCTTGTAGAGTCGGTGTGGCTTGTATTGTGGGGTCTACGTTCAGTCCCGCAAACCATCGGGACAGCACATAGGCGTCTTCATTAGATAACATAAAACGTCCCTTATCTTTGAGTAGGGCTGGCCCTCACGACCAGCCCATCGGTCATACCCCTACCTAAAACGTGTTGTTGAGCCAGCTCAAAAACCCGCCGACCTCAATCGACAACCGTTCCTGAAATTCGATCAACCCGTTATCGACCGCATTGATCCAGGGCTCTAACGTGCGGTTGTCGCTCATCTGGCGCGCGTCACCTTGGCTCATTTCTAACGCCACGCCCAAAGCCTGCACCAGCTTGTCCATCCCCAGCAGCCCCGCCGCCGCCTGCACCTGACTCAGCACCATCCACAAGATGCTATCTGGCGCAAGTGCTGGCGTCATGTCTTCTTCATTTTCGACCGCTTGTTCCACCGGTTCGCGCACTTGCGCCACCACCGGTTCACGCACTTGCGGCACAACCGGCGCTTGAGAAGGCGCATTATCGGAAGTCGTTTTAGTCCCCGTTTCATCGCGGAACAACGGCCGCACCGCGTTTTCCAGCACGTACACCACGTTTCCGTGGTTGTCCTCCACACGTACAAAAACGTGTGTGTCGTTGCTAAAATGACCACGGTACTGGAGGTTTATCCCCGCCGGGAAATACGACCGTCCAAACGCACCCGCGGCTTCATCCCAAATTTGGGCGCGCCGTTTCGTGGTCAGCCGCATCCCAAGCCACCAATCATTCCTATTTAGCGCCTGCATCGGATTCTCTGCCACGCGCTCGTCCTCTACGCTCAAAGCCTGCGCCCCGCGGATCAATTCCGCCGCCTCTGTCATCGTCCCCGTGAACAGTTCCAGCGCGCTGCGCATGTAGTAGTGGGTTGATCCGCTGTCAAACTTGAATACCCCGTAACCAATTTCGCCGCTTTGCTGCGCCTTCAAGTAGCGGATAACCCCGAACTTCCGTGCGCCGCCCCCCAGCACCCACACATGCCGCCCCACGCGCCACTCCGCGTCCATGTCCGCCGGTGCAGGGGCAGGGGCAGGGCGTGTATTCGTGGAATTTCCCTCATACCACACGCGGTCTAGCGTCATCACGTGTTCGCTAACGTAATACACCCGCCCGTCGTCCGCATCGACACGCGCCAAGACATCCCCGTCGCGTGTGCGTATCGTCTGCCGATACGTCACCGTGATGTCTGGCAGTCGACGCAACGGCTTCCACACTCCGTCTTTCTTGTACCAAATCCATGCGCTAGTTGTCGAAATGTTCCGGATTCGATCCCCCGGCTTAAACGCCCCTTGCACCTCAACCTCTTGCGGCTCAGGAATAGGAGCAGGGGCAGGCGCGCTCACCGCCACCGGCGCGGGCCGCTCAATCAACCCACGCAAATCTTCTAATTTCCAGTTTGAACGTTGAACCACTTCCCGTACCTTACCAATTGGTAAGGTATTCGCGATTTCGCGCATGAAACCTTCTGCCCAATCTTCGATGTCTGCCCGCACCCACAGAGCATCGTTGATAGCCTCGTCTTCGGTCAGTTTCAGCAATCGTCGATATTCTGCGATGCGTTTCTCACTCAAACACATCGCCTGTTGGATGCGTTCCCCGTACCCCTTGGGGATGCGGTGTACGTTCCCGTTCGCCACCTGTGCGTAAAATTTACGGTCACTCTCACCAGCTTTTACCAGCGTTTCGTAAGCCTCGTACTGTACCCCGTCAACACTTTCACGTGACTCCATGATGAGCAACGCCAATTGGCGCGCCATCCCGATGGCGTTTAGTGCCCGTCGCGCCGTGTTCTCTGACGCCTGACGCCACACGAAATCTTTGCCATCGCTCAAGATCGCGGGGATTTTCCCCCAGCGCTCTTCACCCGTGTGCAGCTTCAACATGTGATACGCAAGCCAGCGCCGTTCGCCCGACTCAATCATGTATCCGTTCTTGTAACGAATAATGCTAATCGGGTTGCTCAATCCCACAACATTGATGTCACCCGCCAGCCGGGCCAGCTCCACATATTGCAGCGCGACCGGCGGCATATTTTCCGTTTCGATTCCGTCCCCGCTGCCCTCGATAATAGGGCGCGCATCGACCCCCGCCACCGTCCCCCACTGTTTCAGCAGGTTCGCCACGTTCTGCGCGCTGCCGTCCCAGTTTAGGCGGATACTATAGGGGATAGCCCGCCGCGGCTGTTTCACGTCTGCCCAAATTTCCGTCAAGGCAGTGGGGCGCGCCACTACGCGCCCCGTCTCTAAACCCGGCTCACTCGCCCCATAAATCGCGTCCGCAAATTCTTCCAATTCGCTTTTACCGCGATTGTTATCCCCGAAAACGTCGGCTCGGTTGTTGCTCACTTTACGCGCGCACATTGATCACACTCTCCAGTCGGTCCACCAGTTCCCAAACGTCAAACGCCGCTTCACTGCTCGGCTCAATTGCATAAACCGGCAGTGCATCGCCCTCGCTCTGCTGCCACAACGTCCGCTGCGGGATAGGATGCCACACCAACTCCCCGAACTTTTGCACCAGCGTGTCCAAGTTGCGGCGCTGTTCGTTCGTCTGCGTGCGGTATTTTGTCGGAATGATTCCCGCCACCGTAATTGGGGGGATACCCCACTTCGCTTGACGCGCTTTGTCCGCCGCCATCCGGTGTTTGATGCTCTCAACCAGTCCGTCAAATGAGGTTGTCGCCAGTTCGGTCGGGTAAATGATAAGATCCGTCGCGTTGTAGAACGCGCCGTGTAACAAACTAGGGGTAGGGCTAGTGTCGATAATCACCACGTCTACGGCGCCGCTCAGCTCCTCAAGTCGTTCGCGCACCACCCCCGCATCGCCAATGCTGTTGGCGATGTTTCGCGTTTCAACGTTTGACGGAACGACCCACAATTTCCCGCTCGGCAGCGTCTCACCGGGGATGCCAAAGCGCTCCGCCGCCACACCGCGCACGCACTCTTTCCATTCCGCATCGCGCACCAGCAGATTGTACAGCGACGGTTCTTTCTTCATACCGAAACGTATACTCGCGTGCCCTTGCGGGTCACTGTCAATCACCATCACCCGTTTCCCGCGCGCCGCCAGCCCTGCCGCCATGTTCACCGTGAGGGACGTCTTCCCCGTCCCCCCTTTTTCGTTCGTGATGTTCACCACTATCGGATTACTCATGATGTCGTTGCTCTCCATACCTTTTTAGTGAGGGACATCATCGGGGTGCAGTGTCCCTCAAACCAGCTGCACCCCGTTTACTGCTACTTACTGTCAGCCAGCCGCTGCAACCACATCGACGACCGGCTCAACGACGACGCCACCACCAGCGCCCCGCAATACACCACCAACGCCGCCACGTACAACGTCCGCGCCATAAACCTAAGTAACTGGCGCTTCATCGTCATCCGTCACCACCTTCACCACCACGTCGCCCCGTTCAATCGCCGCGCCCAAGTTTCTGTACATGCTCTCGCGCGCCATCTCGAACTGCTCATCACTGCTAAACTCAAGCGTCATGGTGATGTTTTGCGCCACAATCAGAATTTCAATCCGTCTAGTAGTCATCGTCTTCATCCAGTTGCAAATCGTAGTGGGGCGGTTGAGTCCCCCACGCGGCGTCCACGGCGTCAACAGCAAAACCACACACGGCGCGAATAATTTCAAGTGTTCACTTCCGATAATTCCCTTCTCTCACCTGTATCACCTTGTGCAGAGGGGAGACCTGTTGTATCCTTAATTCACCCGCGCAGGCTCTCCCAAAACCCGCGCGGGTTTTTCGCCCGATGCCACCACACCTCTCACTAGGAGTAGCACACACCGTATTTTCCCCGCATCCGGCGGGGGCGATCTTCATGTAGTTTTATATCAACATTGAGGAGCGCAAGCATGAGGCTTGAAATCGCGGTGTCTTTGTTTTTGTCTCGTTACGACAACCCCAATACGCGGGATGCGTATAAAACCTGTCTCACCGGCCTGTTACCCACGCTCGGTCAAATGTCTGTGCGTGATGTTCGCCCCGCCCATCTCGTGGCCTACGTCGCTACGCTCGATGAGCGCAACTTTGCCCCTGCCACCCGTAACAAGCACGTCAAGTCAATCAAGACTTTTTTTAACTGGCTTGTCGCGATCGACGAACTTCCTAAATCCCCCGCTGTGGCCGTCAAAACGCGCGTCCCGCCCAAGCGCATCACCCGCGACAAGGCCATGAGCGACAGCGAACTTGCCGCCATCTTGCGCATTACTTATCACAAGCCGCGCGATTACGCGCTCATTCTTTTTCTGGCTGATACTGGAGCGCGTGCAGGCGGTGCGGCTGGCCTGCGTATTTGTGACCTTGACCTCGCCAACCGCCGCGCCGTCGTCACCGAGAAGGGCTACAAAACCCGTCCCGTCGTATATGGTGAAGAGGCCGCCGCCGCCATCCGAAGATGGCTACTTGAGCGCAAGTTACACAGTGATTACATCTTTTCGCGCAAGGCCACGCCGTTGTCCTCTGACCAAGTAAGCCAAATTGTGCGCCGCGCTTGTCTCGCTGCCGGTGTGCGCTCGTTGGGTAGTCACTCACTGCGTCACCGCAAAGGCCATCAATTCGCCGATGCCAAAATTGCGCCATCGATCGCCGCGACTGCGCTCGGCCACTCCAAGCCCACCATCACCCTAGAATACTACTACCCTCAGGATTTTGAGTCAGCTGAGAAAGCCCTGCGTGAGCTGGCGACCACACTAGAGGAAACTAAAATTGTGAAGTTTCAAAAGGGGGGATAAGTGGCGTTCACCACTGGGGCAAAAATGACAGGCAGATTCAGACCGTAGGGCAAGAGGCCCTGGGTTCAAATCCCAGTACCCCGACAGAAATCCCCACCGACTGAACTCTACTGCCCCCCGTTTGAAACGGTAGAGTCCCAGTCTTCAGTTGTTAAGGTGCGCTAAGCATTGAAGTGTTCGTCTGTACCGAGAACGCCGCCAATGTCAGCGCTCCGGCCCGTTGCCCCTCTATCCGTTCAGCTTGCCGGCGTTCGCGGATAGGGGGGTTTTTATCTACTACTAGCGCAGCTTCTCAAATTCGAGCGTCCACGCCTCACGTGTGTTCGAGACCTCAATCAAAGCCTCACACCCCGCCGATTCAAATACCGCCTGCACGCCGTTTGTGGCGTTCCCTTGAGTGACGTTAAACAGCGAGTACCCGTCTCCACACTCACCTTGCAGCGCGGTAATATGCGCAATCATGAAGGAGGCCGTTGTCGCCGTCACACGGTAAATACCCTCAGGAATCACCACCGGCCCAATCACCGGCTGCATCCCGTCACGCTCACTGCTAAACGCCAGCCCCGTACAAGCGACTGTGTACGCGCTGATTTCCGCGCGCAGCGTATCCAGCAGTGCCAGCGTCACCGCGCCGTCGGCGGTCAGTTCCGCCGCCATCGACGCCAACGCCGTCACCACCACGTCACCCGTAGGGCAGTCTGCCGGCCTACCTGCATCCTGCGCTATCGCTCCGCTTGCCAGCGCCGCCGCCAACAAGCCCGCCAAAATAAACCGCTTCATCAGTTCTCGCCTTTCTCAACAAACTCGATAACCGATGGATCACGCCAGCTCACCCCGTAGTAGTTGCACAGCGCAACCACAACCGCCGGAATGTACGGAGAATCCACAAAATCAGCATCGGCGTACTTGATGACAGTGTTATTCGCAAGCCCCGTATCTTTCGCAACGCGATAGTACGTGACTCCCTTTTTTTTATGTGCGTCCTTCAGCCTAATTCGAAACATCTTGTACCTCTCTGCGTGCCTGAAATAAGAATACTGTACACTCTTGACTTATGTCAAGGCTTTGGTATACAATATGTCAAAGTCGTGAACTAGTCAACCCAACAAAAAAGCCCGCGCTGCACGACGCGGACTTTTTCGGGGAGACCTTCACGGTACAGAACAGCAATTACCAGAAGTCAACCCAAGTTCAAAAAGGTGAGTGAAGCGATGACGCTTTTGGCAACGACATCAAACAACATTGTATCAGTGACCTACCCCACCGCACAAGACGTCGCCCGCTGGCTCGACTATTTCGACCCCCAAGCCGCCGTCGATGCAGTCGTCAACCATATCGAGACTCTCCCCGGTTCGCGCCACGAACGCCACACCATGCGCGCCTACCTTTCATCGCTTGCAGATTTCTGCAAGTATCTCGGCGCGACCGTCCTCCGACGCAGCGATGAAGACTATATCTTCTACTTTGAAGATATGGTCATGCCCACCCGCCAGCGTGTCAGCGACTACATCGCCCACGCCAAGCGGAGCGGCCTCACATCATCGACCATCACCCGTTACATGGCCGCCATCCGCCACTTCATCCGTGCGCTAGATGAGCAAACCGTCATCCCCCAGTCGGGCGCAGACTTTGTGTTTATCATCGAAGCCCAACGCCAGTTCCGGCTTGCCGCTTCGACCAAGAACCCCGCGCCCGATAAGACCAGCAATCGCCCCGCGCTGGAGCAACACGGCCAACGGCTCACGCTTGCGCAGGTCAATCAGGTGTTCGAGAGTTTCACACCCGAACTGCACACGCTCACCGGCCTGCGTGACCTTGCTTTGCTTTACTTGGGAATCACAAGCGGCCTGCGCGCTGCCGAGATTGCCCGCATCACCCCCAACGCCATCCAGCCGGGCCGCGACTGTTGGGAAGTCCGCGTGCGTGGCAAGCGCTCCAACTATGACCCCGTCGGCATCGACGCCACCGCTTACGACCTCATCATGACGTTTGTCACCGCGTGGAACACCCGCGCCAGCGCCGCCCAACAAATCACCGGCGATGTCCCCGTATTCCAGCCGCTTTTGCGCGGCGACCATCTTCCCGCCATCGGCCTGCGTGGATACACCCCCGCGCACGGCCTTACTTCTCGCGCCGTCCTGCAAATTGTCGAGCGCCGCACCCGCGCCGCTCTCAATAAGTCTATTACAGCCCACGACATGCGGCGCACCTGCGCCCACCTCATGCGCTTGCACGGGTATGAGTGGGATCAGATTCGCGCCCAGCTGCGCCACCGCTCCATCGGCACGACCGAAAAATATGTTGGCAAAGAACAAGACCTCTCGCGCGCCCTGTTGTCCAAGCGTGTCACCTTCAGCGTGCCCGATGTGCGTTAAACCCCCACCCCGCGCATATCATCAGCGCATACCCCACAGTAACAGTGGCTTGACGCACCTCGATCCCGCGCCAAGCCACAACAAAAAAGACCCCACGTTAGGGTCTTTTTTGTTGCAGGGTATAAGTTACAGGGCTGGCGGGTCACTGCTCGACGGGGGAGTAGTATGTTCCTCACTCGCCTTCAACATCTTCAGCAGTGCCTCAGCCAGCGGGCCAGCAATTCCAACGATCATATCATCATAAGCGTTTGGCGTACTCACCGCCTTGTCGCTCACCTGCTTCCACAATCGCTCCCAGCTCTCCGCCGTACCGGGCGGGAACGAATCGCGTAAGCCCCCAATGGCTTTATACGCCAGCGTCATCGCGCCAATCACGCCGCCCCCCAGCACCAGCACCAGCGCCAGCTCTAACCAGTCCGCCCGTGCCGATTCCACCACCGGCGCGACCACGTCTTGCGCCATGATGGGCGAAACACCCACCAAAAACACAATCATCGCCACCCACAAAATCGGAATATTGCTCAGCCGCTTCATCAGTTGCTCCCTTTCGCCTACACCAACATAAATTTTACTGATTGTTTTGTGGCTTTCGCTGATCGCTGTCAGCGTATCCGCCGTTGTCTTCTCGCTGCACGTCTCCGCCAATCGCCGCAGGCGTCGCGCCATCAGCTCGTGGTGGATCGACAGTAGCGTCAGGTCGTCGATTGTCAGTGGCATCATTCGTCCTTGACATCTCAATGAGCGCTTGTTCAAGCACAACAATTTGTTCTTTTAACAACGTGTTGTCGCGCTCCAGTTCGTTCACTCGCTTTATCAACATCGCGTTGTCAACAGTAGCACGAGTGTTCCACATTTCTAAATTCTTGACTCGTTCCTCGGCTTTATCGCGCAGCTCTTTTTCTTGCAACAACGCGGCTCTTATCATGTTAACTTGCTCTTGCAGGCGCTCAATCTGCATCTTCATCGCAGGCACTTTGTCAGACTCAACCCGCGATGCGGTCAGTTCGTCCATTGTCCGTTTTAGCGTCGTTTGCAGCGCTTCAATCTGTGCCGCTGCCGCTTTCTCCGCACCTTCTAATTCATCTACCCGTTTGCGCGCAGACTCAATATCCGCCAACAGTAGCGTATTCTGCGCTTCAACCCGTTTCGCCTGTGTCTCTAGTAACTGCACAATGTAGGTATGACGCTGATTTAACCGTGCTTCCGCATCTGCCTCCATCTTGAGCCGCGCGCGCTGAACTTGTATCTGTGTAAATATAAATTGCGCCACGACCAGCCCCAGCACACCCCATATCCCGTAGTCCTGCAAAACCTGTTCCATCGCCAATTCCGATTTTCAGCCCAACAACGCCGGCGTGATGATTTCGTACACGTCGAACGTCACCAACACTTCACCCCGCCCCGCGCTGGGCGTAATCACCACATCATGCACACCCCTTGATGACACGTATTCTGTGATGTCAAATGTGCCATCATAATCTGCCGTCGTCGTCCCCGCGTCTGTGGCCACCGTCGCACCATTAACCGTGATGGTCATCCCCCCCGGGCGTTGTGTGTCTCGGTAGATACCATACTCAAGCGGCGCGCTGGGGATTGTGTGCGTGTGTGTGCCGCTGCTCGATTCCGTCCAGATGTCGCCGCCAGCCGTCTCAATTGCCACGCCGATGAACGAACCGCCGCTGCTACTCCTTCCCCAGTACGGTCGCCGCGACACGAACGGAAAACCGCTCGGCACTGTCTCCACCAGCACGCGGTGATTGTGGTCGCCGCCCCCTGCGCTTGTGCTTGTCCCCGCGCCTTTGGCGGTTGACGTGAACGGCTGTGTGCGCACCCGCATCAGCACCTGCACCACGCGATACGTCTTGTCAGTGATGATCAACTGCACCGTGCCCGCGTTGCTGGCGTCCACGTTCAGTTGCTCCGGCCCGTACGTGTAATGATTAAAAGATTGCTGCACGCTCACGTTTTGCAGGCGGATTTGTTCTAGCGCCCCAATCACCACCTTGGCACTGTCCATATCGTGGCGGTCAATGTCGCTCAGCTCAAGGCTCAACGTCCCTCCGCCCGCACCAAACGACTCGCTGCACCGCATCACCCAGCACCCGCTATTGATGCGCATCGTCTCAATCAGCACGCCGGCATCTTGCACCACGTCCACATAATCCAGCGTGATTTTGTCACCGGTGCTAAGGCTCACCCCCGCGCTCGGCAGCGTCACACTATAGCTATGTTGCGCCACTGCATACCGCGTCAGCCACGCCGACGCCGCATCATGCAGCGCGTTCGCCGCCAGCCGCTCAAATTCTTCCGTGTTTCCCAGTGGCGATAATTCCTTGAATTGCCCCACATGCTCAATCAACCCGTACTGCGCGATACTTTCTGCATTCTCAATGTAATACAGCGTCCGCCCGTTCACCGTCTCCGACTTCACCGGCGGCTCGTTGCGTGTCGCGGCGCTCAGGTCAAGGCTACTATCGACGTTCTGCCCAGCCCCCAGCGCATACAGCCGATTTGCCACGGCGCCACTATCCGCGCTTTGTTTCAGCGATGCAACTGCCGCCACCTGTCCATTACTGTAAAAACTTTGTGGAATCCGCTCCGGGTTGACCAGCCGCAGTCCGACATCATCCCCAAACGCGCCCACCTCAACCGTGTTGACCTCAGTCCCCATCTTGACGCGAAAGTGCAGCCCCGCGTAACTCACCAGCGATTGCAACGCCTTAAGCACCGTCGCGCCGTCGAACCTTCCCGTATACAACCTATCGTCTGTGCAAACCACGTCCCATCCCGGAACGATTCCGATCAAGTCGGCCACAATGTCACGTATCGGCATGTTCACGTACTGCCGCCCGAACTTCACGTTGCGCCGCTTCAATTCGTCCAGCATGTCCGGCCCGCTGGCCGTCAATTCCCAGCCGCCCGACCCCGCCGAATAGGATACGTTACGGATAATCCCGCGCCCAACCTCACGCAGCGCTGCGCCTTCATCCACGTAGATGCGCACCCGCGCTTCATTCGTCAGCAGTCCCCGCGCACGCTCATCCCGTGCAGGCACGTTAATCGACACGCTCCCCGCGCCATCCAGCGCCCGCGTTACCTCGGCGCTCACCGCCGTGCGGATTGGCCCGCTGCCCATCTTGTTCCCGTTGGAGTAAACGTCAATCCGTAGCTGCATCGTCTTTCACTTCCGATAAGGTGATTTCTGGCGCGTGTTCCGTCCAGTTCGGCACCAGTTCCAGCCGCATCACCGCTTGGATTTGCACCATCCCGCCATACTTGCGCGTCTCCGTGTCCAGCACCACATTCACCCCGTAATACTTGCACAAGGCATCGACCGCGCTTGCCCATGCTTTTTTGCGTTCTTCACCGCTCACCACATCACCCCCATCTGCATCAAAATCAGCGCCCGAATATCCGCAATGAGCGTGTTCATCGCTTTTATCGCCGCGCGTGCCTCATCATCCTCAATCGCGTCAAGCATCGACGCCACGGTACCCGCGTCATACGCCGCCAAACGCTCCGCCGCTCCGCGCAGGATAGCTTCCGCGTCTGCCTCCGCCTTTTCTTGCATTTCCAACGCCGCCAGAGACTTTGCATAGCACGCCTCTGCTTCCGTTTCGCTTGTGCCCTCAGCCAATCCCAGGCGAGAACACAGCCACTCATAGCGCGTCATCTCAATTACGCGCGTTTCGCCCGTCTCTGCGTTGACCTCAATGCGCGTGTAGTCGCTCATCATCCCACCCCGTACAAACTGTAAGCGCTGCCAGACAACCACGCCGTGCCGACATTAGGGCTGAGGCTAATCGACGTAATCACGTTGTTTTGTGCCCAATACCCGTTAGCCGTCACAAACCATATTGTGCCTGTCGTGTTGCCGCTTACGCGCGTCCCGTTCATCTTGATAATTTTGTACTGCGTGCTGCTGCTGTATTTGAAGATGTCAATCGTCAAAAACGAGTACAGACTTGCCGGTGCGGTATCACCAGTGACAGAGCCCACCATGAGGAACCCGGGTTGTGTATTCAGGTATTCGTTAGAGCCCAACGTCGCGTTATGCGATATGCGTGTATTCAACAAGTAGTAATTGCTGGTCACACCGTTAAAAACCATCGACAGACCGTCGCTGACGCTTGCGCTGTTCGAACGTAGTTTCACCCACAGCTGAAGATGCTCATACGTGCTAACAATAGACCCGATTGTGATTGACCCCACGCTGCTTCCCAGCTCTGTATACCCCGTCAGTTTTGTCATCGCTTTGTCGCTGATTTTGCTCATCGTCAGTGTCGGTATTTGTTCTACGCCAAACGTCCCGCTACTGATTTTTGACGCATCCAAAGCCGGCACACGCGCCACATCAATCGTCCCACTGCTGATTTTGCTAGCGTCCAGTAGCGGTATCTGGCTGGCGCTAAATATCCCGCTGGTGATTTTCGCCGCGTCCAAAGACGGAATATCTGCTGCCACCAGCCCGCGCAGTGTCGGGGGCGCATCGCTGCCCGTCTCCGGCCCTGCCAATACCGTGTTGGGCGTCGTGTTTGCCCAATCAATCGCCAACGTACCGCTGGACGTCACAGGGCTACCGCTGACCGAGAATTGGGCCGGCGCACTAAGCGCAACACTTGTGACAGTGCCGCTACCCGCGCCAGCCGTTACCGGCACACCCACGCCAATCACCCAGCCGCCCGACGCCACAAACAACACGCCCTTTTGTGGCGTATCCAGTTCAAAATCAATCCCGCCGTTCAGTCGAATGTTTCCCACGGCGTGTTTGATCGTCACGACACGGTCACTGCTCACGGAACGGATAAAAACAATCTGACCGTCTGCCAGACCGTTTATCGTCGTCAAATCATCCGTCGCCGCGCTAGACTCGGTATCAACCGCGTGATGCCCCCCCGTCACCGTCACCGCGCCACTGTTGATTGTGAGCGTCGTATCATCACCCAGCGCCACCGACGGATCATCCCACCGCACTCCCGCCGCCGCGCTACTATCTGCGTATAGCAATTGACCGTCACTGCCCACCGCCACACGCACATTGTTTGAACCGTTGTGCGCCACTAAATCCCCCGCAGACATGAGCGGCGACAGGTTATCAAACCCGATGGTCGCCGTGTTTGCGCCCGTACCGCCGCGGCTAACCCCAAATATCCCGCTGGTGATTTTTGCCGCGTCCAAAGCCGGCACATCATCCGCCACCAATGCCCGAAAGCTCGGTGTCGATGCGCCCCCGCTGGCTGGCCCAGCCAATATCAAATTCGCCGATTGCGGATCAAAACCAACCCCGTTCCGCATGTCCAGTATCGCATCTTCCAGCGCCAAAAGCGGCGTGTTAAATGTTACTGCGTTAACCGCTTGTCCATCGACCAAATCAGTAAAAATCACCGCCATCTCACACCACCGTCACGTCATCAATATAACCTTGCACCTGCATGTTCACCGTTTCTGCACCCGTTGTGCTGCTTGTGATTTCAAACGTCTGCGTCGGCCCGCACGGGATTGTCGTCATCGCGCCCGTCACCCCCAACGGCGCAAAATTCAGCACTTGCAGATTGTTTAGTCGCATCCGCAGCACGCCCCCCGCGTTAGCACGGTCAAAATAAATTGTGACCAAACGCGCCGACGGCGGTACAACTTGGGTCAGGTTAATTGTGTCCCACGTCCCGTTATTCACGTTCTGCGCCACCATCACGCTAAACGGGTTAATCGTCGTGTCCTCAATCCACAGCACTCGACGTCCGGTCAGCGTCTCTTGTCGCCACAGCGCCGCCGTTGCTCCCGTCCGCGCCCACCCCACACGCCGGCGTAACGTGTACCCACTCGGCATCAACGGAGTGTCACTGGCGCTCAGAAGCCCGCCCACACTGCCGCTTGTCGGGTTTTTAATCACCCACACCCGATACCATGTGTTAAAACCCAGTGCGCCGCTATCAATCCCGTTCAGCCCCACACTCAGCGGGTCAATCGTAATCGACGACGTGCGTTTAATCGTGTCTACGCCTGTCTGGTCACGGCAAATGCCGCCCTGCACTGTTACCAGCCCGCCGCTCACGCTCACCTCAAAGCCTGCCAAATAATCCGCCGGTGCAAAATCTGCCCAACGCCGTCCACTGGCCGCCGAGCTGTCGCTAATCAGCACCTCACCGTTATTTCCGGTGCCCACCACGTTCGCTGTGATGCCCGCGTCCAAGTCGCTAAACACCGCGTTAAACGTCGATGCCGCCACCGCCGCCCCCACCCCCAGCGGGGTGTGATAATTTTGTGTCATCGCCACGCCTCCACATATTCGATTCTCAGTAGCACCGTCCCGCTAAATGTGCCACCCACATCAATCCGATTCACCCCCGGACGCAACGCCAAAATCATCGCCCGTCCCCGCTCCAGCTCTGGCCAGCCGCTCACGTTCCCCCGTGACGAGTTCTCATAAACCACATTCTCCGAGGCAGTATCAATCACCAGTCGATCATCATTTGCCACCAACCCCGCCCATGAAAACCAATGAGTGCGCGTCAGTGTGTCGCGGTCAATCACCGCCATGCTAAAATTTTTTACGCTGCCACTGCTGATGCCCCCCAGCACCAGCCCCGCATCGCCTAACTCAAGCCCCTCATCACCTAAAAAGATGTCTTGTCGCCCCGCCGCATCAATAAATAATTTCGGCAACGTCAGCGTATCCCCGCCCACCGTCACCGTCAGAGTCTGCGGCGCATCCAATACGTACTGCGTGGACGCCCAGCCCGACATCAGCGCGCCCGCATCCATCACATGCCCGTCATCCAAGTAAATCGCGTCGAACGGGTAGCTATACCAAAACGGGTCAGGCACATGGAACGTAATCGTCACCCGCTGCCGCTTGTGGTTCATATCCTGCGCGTTCCAGTTCGAAGTAATGTTGTTCACCACCGCCCAGCACCACCGCCCAGCACCACCGCCCATCGGCTGCATCCACAAGCGCTGCAATCCCCAGTCCGCCATGGCCATCAACGACTCGCGCGCGCTTTTCCCCTCGGCCATGCTGTCGTAGTACAACCAAAACGAGTAAGACACGCTGCCAATCTCACTGCTCAGCGCCTCATCCCGATACGACCCAAAACCCCCGTTCGCTCCCGGTATGCGCTCCGTGCGTGTCACCAAGTTTGCAAAATTGCTCGATAGGCTAATCTGATTGTCAGGCGCAAACGTATACACTCGCCCGCCTAACCCACCGCTCCCAAATCGCGTCAACACGTCCATCAGCCTGCCTCATTCAATAGCATCGCCAACCTTTTTCCAAAGGCATCCGCCGCCGCTTCACCTTCAGCTCGCGAATTGGCGTAAATCACAATCTGCCCCATCTGGATCGTCGTCCCACCCATTGCCTCGTTGGGAACAATCTGCCCGCTTGTCGCAGGGATAAACAACTCTGGCCCAAATTCGCCCACCGTGTACGCGCTGCCCGCGTCCACCGGCCCGCCCGCCGCTTTGCCGGGCGCTGTCACCCCACCATACGAAATCCCCGACCCATTTGCGCTCACCGCATCGCTAGCAATCTGTTGTGTGTTTCTGGCCTCAGTCTGAACCAACCCCAGCTTCGCCAAAACATCGTTAATCCACTCGAACAAATCTTGAAACGCGCTGCCGATCGGGTCTATGATGTTTGTTTTAATCCACCCAAACACCGTATTCAATCCATCCTTTAGGGCGTTTAGACCCGGTGACACCGTATCCCAGATGAATTTCAGCCCGTCAATGAACGAATTTAGCACGCCAACCACAACGTCAATCGCGCCTTGAATCACCGGTAGACCGTTTGCCACAAACCAGTCATACACCGCTTGCAATCCGGGCTGGATTGTCTCCCAAATCCCTTTCAGGATATTGATAAATCCCTCAACCACAGGCATCACGGTTGTCTCAATAAACGACACAATCGCAGGCATCGCATCATTGACAAACCAGTTGTAAAGCGCTTCAAGTGCCGGTTTAATCGTGTCCTCCCAGGTTGCCGCGATTAAAACTCCCAGCGCCACGACCGCTCCGATGAGCAATCCAATTGGCGAGGTCACAAACGCAATCGCGCCGCCCAACACGCCGATCGCCGCGCTAACGCCCATCAAAACCGGCCCTAGTACCACCAACGCCGCGCTAATCGCTGCAATTGTCCCCGCCAGCTCAGGGTTTTTTGTCGCCCACTCGGTCACGCTGTTAATCACCGGTGTCAAGCTCTCCACCAGGGGTTGCAGCACATCCGTCATCAGCGGCGTGAGCGCTGTAATCATCAGTGTCTCCACCGAACCTTTCAGACTATCGACCGCCCCCGCGAACGTGTTCATGCGTGCGTCCGCCACTTCCGACGCGCTGGCGCTCCCCGCCATCGACGTTTGCATATCGCTGATGCTGATTGACCCGCGTAACGCCATCAGCCCCACGATGCCATAAGACCCTGCCAATGTTGTCATCAGTTCGTTTTGTTCCTCGATCGGCAGCGCATCCAACGCCGCGTCAAGGTCTTTAATCACGTCCTTTAGCGGTCTAGCGTTGCCATTCGCGTCGTACATCGACGTGCCCAAGCGCTTCCACGCGCCCTGCACATCTTCGGTAGGCCGCACCATGTTGAGCAACATAGACTTAAGCTGTGTGCCAGCCTCCGCACCTTTCACGCCATTTTCGCTAAAGATGGCCAGCACCGCCGCCGTATCGTTGACGCTCAAACCAAACTGTTTCGCTACGCCGCCCACGTTAGCAAAACCCTGTCCTAGTGAAGCCATGTCTGCGCTAGAAGCACCCGCCGCACGCGCCAGCACATCCACCACGTCCGCCGCGTATTCCGTCGAGACGCCGAACGCCGCCATGATGTCTGTGATAGTGTCCGCAGTCGTTCCAAGTTCCTCGCCGCTGGCCGCTGCCGCATCCAGAATCGCGGGCAACATCGCCATGGCCTGCTCTGCGCTCGCCCCGCTTGTAAGCAGTTGCAAAAAAGCATCAGCCGCTTGCTGGGCACTAAACGACGTATCCGCGCCCATTTTTAGCGCAAAATCGCGAATTTTGAGCAAATCGTCACCCACAATCCCCGTGCGCGCGCTAATCTCTGCCATCGACTCCTCAAACGTCGATGCCACGCGCACACCTGCGATGCCAAACGCCGCCAACGGTGCGGTCATTAGGCTGATTTTTGCCCCCAGCCCCGCCACCTGCCCGCCAAACGACTGCAAGCGACCGGCCACGTCGCCCATGCCGCTCTTGGCATCACGCAGTCCTTGCTTAAAGCTCTCGTCTTTTAGGCTCAAAACCCCGTGTAGTGACGCGACTTGTCTGCTCATCTTGGCTTCCGATAATCTGCCTTCTCAATCCTCAGTCTTAGCTTAACCGCGCCTGACAGACTCAACGCACACGCACAAAAAAGCGCCGACGGAATGATTCCGTAGCGCTTATTTCTCTCCGGGTAGCTTTCCCCGCCGCATCGATTCGTGTGCTTCATGCAGCGCAAGGATGTCGTACCGCGTCTGGATGGGCATACGCTCAATCTCGCTAGGCTGCACCCCCAGCAAAACCAGTTGAGCGAACTCTATTCGCTCGACCTCATCCGGGTAAAAACTTACTGACCCCGGCGCTTTGTTTGCGAGCGCGTATGCCCAAAAGAGTTTTTTGCGTCATCTCGTGCCACGTTGCGCGTCCGCAGAATTTCAAATATCTGCGTGTAGCGGTCCGCTTGAATCCAGTCCAAGCTTTCGACCGCGCTCCAGTCGATTTCGTTCGGCGCGCCCTCAACCAACCACGCCGGCGGGACATCCACCAGCACTTGGCACAATAACCTCGCCTGCACGTCGGAGAGCTGTTCTAAATCGGCCAGCGCTTGCTCTTGTTTGTCCAACAGCGCATTGACCTCATCATCAGTCGCGTCCGCTGCCGGCAACCGCTGAAGCGCCAACTGCGCGCGGCTGGCCGTCGCTAACGATTTGAGAAAATCCCGACTCCAGCTGCGCCCAACTTTAGTAAAATCGAACTTAACCCCACTGTCTGCCATCAGAACGTGTCCCCGTCGTAAATGTTCGCGGTCGGCACGCCGGTACTAATCATCGCATACGACAGCACCACTAGCGGCTTGTCATGCCCCGTCGTTGGCCCGCCCACACTGTTATACTTGAACGCCTGTTCGTGTTTTGGCTTGCCTGTGGCGTTGCCTTCCGGCCCGTATGTCACTATCACCACGTCGTTGGCCGTCATCAGCGCCGCCATGTCGTTCGCCGCGTTTGCGTCGTCATACACCAGCGTCATCGTCGCGCTGATGTTTTTGAGTTTGCTTGCGTGTTTTTCCCAGTCGATGCCCGCGCCCGCGCTCACGTTTTCATCGCCGATGTTCAAAGTCATCTCAAACGAACGCCAACGCGCCCCTACGTTCACCCCGTTCACTGTCAGATAAACGTCGTTCCCGTTATACTCTGGCATTAGTTGCCTCCATCAAGAAATCGTACTGATACCCGACGTGATAAATGCGCTGTGTGCCCTCGAAAACTTCTTCCAGCCACACCGCCTCTTGCTCCGTCACCGTCAAAACCGACCACGCCGTGTGACTTGGCAAGCGTGGATTGACATCCTGCGCCCCAGCGTTGTGCAGCGCCGCGCTAATTTGCGCCTGTCCCGTCAACGCATCCGCCAGCGTATTCGCCACGCATTTGACCGTCAGCCCCAGCCGCGCGCTGTTCCGTGTCGGCACGCTCAGCTCACGCCCACCACTCACGAAATAAAACAGTAAACACGGTTTATCCATGCCCGCAGTCGCTAGCGCTAGCGGCTCAACCCGCGCCCCCCACACCCCGCCGATATCGCGCAGGTACGGGTACAGGATTTCGTATAACGCCGCAATCGGCGAGATCATTGCATCAGCTCCCGTGCCAGCGCATCCCCAGCGCCGCCCAGCACTTCCTTGATGATGCGGTCAAACGCCGGGCGCATAAACGGACGCGGTGCGATCCGTTCCGTGCCTATCTCCAGATACACGCCGTACTCCACGCCATCGCTAATCCAGCGTTCGTGTGCATGTATCTTTTGCTGCCGGATGCTGGCCCGCAGCGTGCCCAAGTCCACGTTTGGCGGATACCCGCCCTGGCTGGCCACATGCTCAATCGACCCGCGCGTATAGCGACGCCCATCCGGAGACGACCCAAACGACAGCTTGACATCCGTCACAATCGCCTCAGCCACGCCCGCCAACCAGCGGTCAGCGATACCGTCCATCCGCGCCAGCAGGTTATCAATGCCCTCTGTGTCTAGCTCAAACTTGAAGTCATCCCCCATCACGCACCCCCACGACCAGCGCCGCGACGAACGCGCCATCACTCCACCGGTCAACCACATCGACGACCTGATACAGCGTGCCATCCGCCATGCGGATACGGTCATCGACTTTAAAGTAAGCCGTCAGCGGGAAAATCACCCGCCAACGCTCCACCAGTGATTCCGTCGCGCCCACCTCTTGATACCCGCCCTGTTTCCCGCGTATCACGCGGCACGGCATATCAGACGCCACCACCACCCACACCGGCACAGGTTCGCCCATCGCCCCGCGGGAACGTGTCTCGCGCTCAATCGCGCAGCGCTCGGTCAGTGTGTCCTCCACCCGCGCACGGATAATTGCCAGCGTGCGGCTACTCAAAGCAGGCATCGTCTAATCCCTCATCATACGTAGGCTCACTACGCTGCAAGCTATCCGGACGCCACGCATGGCGCCCCCCCGCGCTACTCGTTGCCCCCCCCACCCCAAACTTGCGCTTCTTCTCGCTTAGTAGCACGCGCCAGTTATCCGCGCTCCGCCGCCAATCCACGCGCAACCAATCCGCCGTCATGTCGGGCTCAGTAGAGAGCCGTGCCATAATCGACGTTATCGAGTCAATCACCGCGCCTTGCCAGCTGCCAGCCTCACTGATGGCAAACGTGATTTCTTCATCGCTAAAAATCGCGGAGGCTTCCGCCGTATCACCAAGGTGATAACGCACGCGCGTTATGTCCGTTGGGGTTGTGGGGGTGTACGTGAAGGTCATTTTTGATAAAGTCCGCTTCGAGGATCACACAATTTAGCTTGCGTTGCTACCGACGATCCAGCGGAAATCTTGCCAACCGGTGCTATAGCGCATACGCCCAAAGAACGAACGCACCAGAGTCGAGCTTTGGTCTTCCGCCGCCGCGAACTGAGCTTGGATGCGCCAGTACCACAACAACGCCTGCTGCGCCATCGGCGCGTCAATCACAAACCACTTCTTGCCGCTGATCATCGGGTGCACAATTGGAATGATTCCCGTGTGCGTGTTGATCGCGTTGTTGGCCGTCTCCGGCTCAAGCTGGCTACCGGTCAGCTTGAACGCTGTCGTGCGCAGTTGACGCCCCACGACCAAGTGAGTCGCCATCGCCGCCGTCGCTTCACCGCGGTCATCGCCCAGCTCTTCCAGCTTGACGATCGCCGCTTCAAGGTTCGCATCGGTCAGCGCCGCCGTGCCCAGCGTATTGCTCACCGCCGTGCTATCCGTTTTGCTGCGCGGGTGATCGCTGGCCACCAACGCTTTACCGTCGTAGCCCAAAGTCGAAAAAGCATTGTTGAACACCCCCGCCTCATCCTTGACGATCTTGCGGTTGAATGACTGCCCAAGGTTCGCCGCGCTTGTGAAAATCTGCTGATATTGGTTGTCCTCAATCAGCTCGCGGGTCACCTTGAAACCCAGCGTATACGTGGTGTGAGTCCACGCAATCTGATAGTCAGGTTCAGCCGCGTCATAGTGCACTTGCCCTTGCCACGGCTGCGGGTCACCAAACGCGCCCACGCGCTGGTGTGTTTCGCTCGCTTTGGTGCTGGTGCGCACGCCCCAAACCGGCCCAAGCAGGCTCGGCGTGATTTGGCGATACTGCTGGAAGAAAATCTCGGTCAACACCGGATCGAGATCCGTCAGAAACTTGAACCCTGCGCTATCTTGAAGTGCCATTCGTCACACCGCCTATACGAACGCATGGTTCGCGTTAAAGACGACCAGAGTCGGCTCATCCGCCGCGCTGTCCGCCCACACCACAAAATCGGCATTGGTTGAGGTTGTCAGCCCCAGCCCGCCCGTCGCCAAGTCGAGCGTGTCGCCTGCCTTGCGCGCGTTTGCATCGACCACCGAATAGATGGCGAACGGATTGCTCACCACCGAGATTGACAAGCCATCATTTGTGTTATCGACCGTCTCAGTCGCCACACCGATAAAAGCCGCGTCGTCCGTCGCGCCCAAGTCGGCTTCACCCGACTCTAAATTCACCATCGCGCCGCGCGCAATCACCGTACCGTCCTTCACCACAAACTTGCGCACGATCGGCTCACTGCCGTCCATGCTGCCTGCCCATTTAAATCCCATCACTGCCTCCTACCCCCTACGGGGTGTCTTTTTGGCGTCGTTTGGCGATGTCCTCCGCAGTGATGTTAAACCCCTGTGAGCGCGCAATCTCTGCCGCCCGTCGATCCTCATCACTGATTTTGACACCAGCCGCCGCGCCGCTCACGCCTGCGCCTGCTCCGGCGTCGTATTGTGGCGGCTGCGGCTTACTCAAACGTCGCTCATTCGCGTTTAGCCATCCTTGCAGCTTCTCCGGCGGGTAATCCGTGGGGATTAGCGCACGCATGTCCTCAGGCACGCGCGCCATCCGCTCCTCATTCGACGCGCGGATAATTGACTCTAGCGCCTGTGCCCGTTCCTGATAGGGCTTGAGCGCCTCCAGTTCCGCTGCGCGCTGGCGCGCCAGCTCTGCCCAGTTGCCTTCTTCTTCCAGCCGTTTTTTGGTCGCGTTCTCAATGTCAGAAAGTCGCTGTGCCAAGCTCGTGCTGGTGCGCTTCATCTCGTCAAGGCTGGCGTCTCGCTCAGCCAGACGTTTCGTCAGCGCATCAATGATGCGTTGGGCATCCTCTAGCGTCGTGGGGTTATACTTATTCCCCGTTGCCGCCCGTTGCTGCACTTGCTGTTCTTGCGCATTGTTGTTGTCCTGTTGTTGATTGTCGTCTGGCATCTCGCCACCCCTTTGAGCATCCCGCCCTAAAACTAAAACCCATCGGGCGCAGGCCGACGGCGAGCGTCCCCGCAATCCCCGCGCTTCTCTTCATACCCTAAATATCCGGCCTATCACTTCCGATAACGCACATTCTTGCGCGTTATCGCACACGCCACGCGCTAACCTCAAAGTACTTATTCAACCATCAAGGAGTTTAATCATGGCGAATCTCACGATCACCGCTGGCAGCGTCGATTGGTTAAGCGGGACTCGTCCCATTGACGGCTACGGCGGGGCAACCATCACACGCGGTCAGGTGCTCTATCTCAATAGTAGCCTGCGCTACGTGCTGGCCGATGCGTCCTCTGCCACCACCGCCGCAGTTGCCGGCATCGCGGTCACGGACGGCACAAACGGCGGCATCATGAAAGTGGCGATGGCCGGTGCGCGTATCAACATCGGCGCGACCACCATCGCGGGCACGCCCTACGTCCTCAGTGCGACCGCCGGCGGCATCTGTCCCTACGCGGATTTGCTGCCCACTGAAATCCCCAACCTGCTGTTCTGGGGCACGGGCACGGCTACCGTGAGGCTGGTGCTTAGCCTGTCGTCTGTGGCGATTCCCGCCTAGCCCCTTATGCCCACCATCTCGACGATTGTTGCGGGTTTGCTTGATCGTGGATACGAGCAGGCAGCCCGCGCCACGCTTAACGCAATCGGCA